CGGGCGGCGGCACCGGCAGCCCAGCGCGGACACCATGCAGTTGTCAGCGGCCCGATGCGCGTGACACGATGCCGGTGGTGATGGCGGGCGGTGCCCGTCCGAGGGTGTCATTCAGCGCAGACCGTGCGGGGTACGTCGTGCACGACCCGACCCCGGCAGCGTTACCGGGCGCGTAGTGTGATTCGCGCCAGTGGGCCTGGGTAGGTCTCCCCAGGTGGATGACATTGAGCGGCGGACGGGGGCGAACCGGAAACAATCGGCCCGCCCGTCATCGCCCGCGTTATCGGAGGCGCGTACCCCGTGACCGCAGCACCACCCCCGCCCCCGAACGGCGAGGCCGGTGGCGACCGTGACCGTGACGACCGCGAGCGCGTGTCGTTGCGCGAGCCGTTCGCCCTCATCCTCCTGGCCCGCTCCTGCCCGTCGTTGGAGCTGCTCACCACCCACGACGGCATCCGCGCCGTCACCACCCTGTGCGGCGTCGCCCGGCTGCCCATCCTCCACGCCACCCCCGTTGACCTGGGCACGATGCGGGCGCTGGCCCCGACCGGCCCGCACGTCGTCTGCCGCCCCCACCAGCACCCACCCCGTGCCGGGTGGCTGGCGGCGGCGTCCCTGGACGTGGTGCAGCTGCCGGAACTGTTCGACCCCCACACCGGGCTGCAGCTCGCTCCGGCCGACCGCGCCGATGGCGGATGGGTGACGCTCTCCACCCGCCCGGACAAGGCGGCGATGTACCTGGTGATCCTGTCGGTGCGCACCTTCGATGCCCGCGCCGTCTCCGGGTGGCTGGCCGACTTCACCGGCTGCACCGGCGGCGTCGCCGTGCTCCGCGCCGGCTTCTGCCCGCCCGACACCCGCATTCATCTGCCGTGGGAGGACGCCGCATGGTAAGGCCCCGCATTCCGCTGCCGTCGTTCGTCTGGTGCGCGCTGGCCGGTCTGTTGCCCGCCGCCGTGCCGTTGTACCTCGTGTGGCTGCAACGGCCCGTCTCGGGCCTCTGGTGGGCCGTGGGGGGCATCCTGGCATCGCCGCTGGGGATCATGGGGGTTGCCGTCGAGCGCAGCATTCAGGCATCCCGCCGCCGCGCCCGTGCCCGTGCCGGTGCGACCGTGGACGGAGACGGAGACGTGGACACCCTGCCGCCCGACGCCTTCGATGCGGAGGTCGCCCGCCGAGCGGCGGACGCGGGCAACCGGTTCCCGTTCGTGTGCACCAGCGATGACGGGTGCGCGGGGCCGGTCACGTGCAAGGCGTTGCAGCTCTGCGTCCGCCGCACGCTCCTGAACATGCACGCGGGCCGATCCGATCGCAGTGCCGAGCTGACGCTGCGCGATGACGGCGGCCAGGTCGTAACGCTCGGTGTCCCCACGCAGCGTGTGACGCTGACCGGCTCTCCGATTCCCCGCCCGCTGAACATGCCGGTGACGGCCGACTGCACCGATCACGCCGGCTGCGGCTCGCCGGTGCGGTGCGGCGCACTCCGCACCTGTCAGCACCGTGCCGGATTGGAGCACCTGTGATGCCCGACGAACCGACACCGACGCCCCCGCTTCCCCCTGAGCCCGACGCGCTCCCCACCTGCCGGCGGGTGGGCTGGCCGGCAGGCATCGGCGGCGGCAGTTTGTCGCCCGGATGGACGTACAAGACCACGATCGGCACCTGGGTGCTGCGCTGTCCCCGCGGTTGCAGTCCGTGGCTCCATCTTCCCGACACCGGGGTCCGTAACCTGCGCAACGCGCCGATCAGCATCACCACCCCGTTCTACTGCGGGACGTGCGCCACCTGGTGGACCGTGGATGACGCGGTGTTTCTCAGCCACGCCGCTTCGGAAGTGAGGGTTGCCGATGACACTTGAGCTTTCCCCCGAACAGCGCACCCGCCTCGCCGCCGGGCAGATCGGGCGGTTGTCGCTGCGGGCGGTCGGCTGGCCCGCCGAAGACGTGGCCGCGATTGACGGGGCACTGGCCCTGATCGCCCAGCGGTTCGGGCTGCTCACCGGCGATGCCGAACGCGCCTGGGACGGCTATCTGGCGCTGTGGGACGTGGTGATGGTCCAGTTCGGCATCACCGCCGAAACGCTCGCGCAAAACCCGCAGATGCTGCCGCCCACCCCTCCGCCCGTGGTCGCACTGCCCGATGGCGTGCTGATCCCGACCACCAATGCCGCCCCGCCGCCCGCGCCGCCGCTCCCCGCCCGCCCGATGGAACCGGAGCCGGTGCGCACCGGACTGATCGCGGGCGCACCGGTCGTGCGCCGCGCTCGCCGCAAAGCAACACAGGAGGAGAAACCCCGTGGCTGAACTTGATCTGGGCAAACTGGCCGAAGCCGCCCGGCACGCGCACGTGCCCCCGATCCCGCAAACCACCGGCACCACCGACTTCACCCAGCCTGACACCTACAACACGGTGCGGGTGGTCGCCTTCGGCATGGAGCTGTCGGTCGATCTGGGCACGCTGCTCAACCGCATCTCGACGGCGATCTCGGGGATGATCAGCCAGTCCGTCGTCAGCATCCGCGAGCAGATCACGGCGGCGGGCGTCAAGCGGATCGTGGAACCGATGTCGGCGTCGCATTCGATCACCTTCATCGGGAACCAGTGCGTGCTCACCGTCGTCACCCTCGTCAAAGTCGCGGAGCCGCCGGTGCTGGCTGAGCTCGACTCGTTCGAGCCGCAACTGATCCCGATCGAGCAGGCGCGGCGGATGATGGCGGAGGGGCTGGATCTGCCGCAGGAGTAGTCCCGTGCCGCATACCCCGCATGAGCCCGGCACCACCCCCAGCGGCCACCGCAGCAAGCCGCACACCCTGGCGCCCTTGGGTCGCAAACAGGCGTCCGATCACGCCCACTGGCAGGCGGTCGCCCGCCAGATCGTGCACGACTACCCGCGCCCGCTCTACTTGGAGATTCTGGGGACCACGCTCACGCAGATCCGCGCCACCATCGCCCGGCATGGCTGGAAGCGGCTGGCGTTCGGCTGGTCGGGCGGCAAGGATTCGGTGGCGTTGGAGTTCGTGATGCGGGCGGCGGGCATCTCCGAATGCGTGCTCGTCATCTCCCGGCTCGAATACCGCGCCTTCCTGGAATGGGTGACGGACCACATGCCCCGCCGCCTCACCGTCGTCCAGACCGGCCAGGATCTGCGCTGGCTCGCCGCCCACCCGGAGATGCTGTTCCCCAAAGACGCGGCCACCGCCGGCAAGTGGTTCAAGCTGGTGCAGCACACCGGGCAGGACCGGTATTACCGCGAGGAGCGGCTGGACTGCCTGATCCTGGGGCGGCGGCGGGCAGACGGCAACCACGTGGGGCCGGCAGGGAGGGATGTGTACACCAACGCCGCCGGGATCACGCGCTGGTCGCCACTGGCACACTGGACCCACGAGCAGCTGCTGGCGTGCATCCACTACGAAGGACTGCCACTGCCCCCCACCTACGACTGGCCCCGCGGCTACCAGGTGGGCACCGGACCGTGGCCCGCCCGCCAGTTCGCCGCCTCTCCCGACGCCGCATGGGATGAGGTCTGGCAGATCGACCCGTCCGTGGTCGAAGATGCCGCCGCCCACCACATCCCCGGCGCAGTCGACGCGTGGAACCGCAACGTGCAGGTCCGCCCGTCGCGGTTGTATCACCCCGAGTAGGAGGCTCCGTATGTGTGGACTGTTCGGCTATGCCGCCATCGCCCCCGCCCGCGACCCTGGCCTGCAAGATCACCACCAGCCCGTGCCCGACGCCTGGGTGGACCGCGATGGGCTGCGCCGGCTGGGCCTGGCCGCCGCCGCCGCCTGCCGTCGCGGCCCCGACGCCTGGGGGTACGCGCTCTACCACGGCGGCAGCGTCTTCACCAATCAGCACGCCGGGGCGTTCGTGTACGACTCGCTGCACGCCTCGCTCAGCCAGTTCCTCGCCTATCGCATCGACACCTGGGCCACGTCCCTGATCGGCTCCGGGCGGCTGGCAACCTCCGGCTCCCCCGAGGATCACACCAACAACCCGCCGCTGCGCACCGATACGGTCGCGCTGGTGATGAACGGCGTGGTCCGCGCCCACGAGCAGCAGATCCTGACCGCCCGCTTCGGACTGGCGCTACAGAGCGGCAACGATACCGAAATACTGGGACGGCTGATCGATCACGCCCGCTGGAAGATGGGGCATTCGTTCGGCCAGGCGTGCCAGTGGGCCACCGCGCAGCTCACTCCGCCGTTCGCGGCGCTGCTGCTCGATCTGGTCGACGGCCACGTCTTCGCCACCGGGCACGGCCAGCCGCTGTTCGCGCTCACCGTGCCGGGCGATGGCGTGTACTTCACCTCACGCAAGCCGACGCGCACGGACGCCACCCGCACCGGCATCGACCCGTCCGTGGGCAAAGTGCTCACCGTCACCGCGAAGATCGATGATCTGTCCAACAACATGCTCATGTTCCAGGAGGCCCGCCGTGACCGCGCACTCCCCATCGCCCGATAACGAAGCGGGGCCGCAGCTGGTCGCCTTTCCCGAGTACGCCGCCCATCCTGGCGACGCGGACGTCGAGCAGTGGCGCACCCGCATCGTCGGCGTCGGGTACGAAGACCCTGAGCAGATCATGGCGAACCCGCTCAACTGGCGGGTGCATCCCCAATCGCAGCAGGCGGCGATGAAGGGGATTCTCCGCTCGATCGGCTGGGTCGATACCGTGATCATCAACCGCACCACCCTGTTTCTGGTCAACGGTCACATGCGCGTCCAGATCGCGCTATCCGAGCGCCAACGCCGCATCCCCGTGCAGTACGTCGAGCTCACCGAGGCGGAAGAGGCGGCCGTGCTCAAGACCTTTGATGCCATCGGCCTGCTCGCCGTGCGCGATCCCCGGCTCGATGAGGAGCTGATGGCGGCGGTGGCCGAACGCGACGCCTCTCTGGTCGATATCGTGGCCGCCGTCGCCCGCGACCGCGCCGCCACGTCCTTTCTGGACGGGTTGATCGCCGGGGAGGGCGACGCCGACCCGGATCGGATGACCGAAGCCCAACGGATCGCGGCGGCAGCGGCGCAGCTGGCGGGCGATGACACGGGCGACGATCCGCACGATGACGACGACGGGTGGACCGACGCCCACAATGGCCCCCAGAGCGACTCAGCGGGCCGAGAAGACGGGTTCACCCCCGATCCGGTGTCCATGGACACCGCCCCCGCCGATACGACCATGATCCCGCTCACTTTCAACGTCTCCGCCACCGACCGCGCCACCGTCATGCGCGTGCTCAAGGACATTGCCGCCGTGCGGGGGCTGCACTCGGCCGCCGCCGCGCTGGTGTGGCTGTGCGCCCGCCATTCCCCCGCCGACAGCAGCGTCGATCTGCGGCCCGTCCATGTGGGCGAACCGATCACGCCGCACCCGGTCCCGCTCACGCTCGATCCCACCGTCCAGGTCGAGGAAGCGCAGCAGCGGGTGGTGGACGGCGTGACCGGCGAGCAGTACATCGCCGTCACGGTCGTGAACGCACACCCCGCGCCGGATGCACTGTTCGATGACGAAGACCACAAGGATCAATGGGATGACTAAGGGGCAGCTGGGCGGACGCGGGCGCGGGGTGCGCAAGACCTTCGGGCGGGTCCAGGTGGATACCGACGTGTGGACGCTGGCGCTCGACCGGATGCGCCACGTCTATGACATCTTCGATCACGTCGCCGTGGCGTTCTCCGGCGGCAAGGACTCCACCGCCGCGCTCAACGTGGCGCTGACCGTGGCCCGCGAGCGCCACCGGTTGCCGCTCGACGTGGTGTTCTGGGACGAAGAGGCGATCCCGCTGCAGACCGCGGAGTACGTCACCCGCGTGGCGTTCCTTCCTGAAATCGCGTTGCGCTGGCTCTGTCTGCCGGTGCAGCACCGCAACGCCTGTTCCCGTGCGCACCCCTACTGGTGGCCGTGGGCACCCGAAGACCACGACAAGTGGGTACGTCCGCTGCCGCCCTCGCGGCGGGCCGGTCCCCTGGTGATCACGGAGCTCGACGGCTTCCCGCTCAACCCGCCCGCCGCCCGTCTCACCATCCCGGATGCTGCCGGGCTGCTCTGGGACCCCGCGCAGGGACAGACGGCGATGGTGATGGGCATTCGCGCCCAGGAGAGCATCATCCGGCTGCGCGCCGTCAGCAACCGCCAGGCCGACAACTACATCGTGCCCGACACCGGCAAAAGCAACCGGGGCCATCTCACCAAGGTGTACCCGATCTATGACTGGACCACCCAGGACGTGTGGACCGCCCCTGCCCGCTTCGGGTGGGACTACAACCGCGCCTATGACGCGCTCGAGATGGCGGGGCTGTCCCCGTCGATGCAACGCTGCTCGCCGGCGTTCGGTGAGGAGCCGTTGCAAAAGCTGTGGACCTACGCGCACTGCTTCCCCGAGGTCTGGGGACCGATGCAAGAACGGGTGCCGGGTGCGGCGGCGGCGGCCCGCTACGCGCTCACCGAGCTGTACGCCTACGGCAAGCCGCCGCCCAAACCGGCGGGCATGACCTGGCAGGAGTTCATCGTCGCCACGCTGCAGAAGTGGCCGGCTGATGTACGCCCCAAGATCGCCGCCCGCATCAAGGGTGAAATCGATCTGCACACCGGCATCACCACCGATCCGATCCTCGATTGGGCACCGCACCCGGAGACGGGGGTGTGCTGGACTTATCTGTACACGCTCGCCCACCGGGGCGACTTCAAGAACCGGCGGCAGGCCGGCATGAACGTGAACACGACCCAGATGGATCGGGAGTGGGAGCGCTACCGTGAAAACCTCACCCAATGGACCGCCGCGCAGCGCGGCATGTAAGCAGCAGGGGTGTCCAGACAACGGGCGGTTTCATTTCCACACGTGCCCGCTGTCGACGCTGCACTGGCTGTGGCACCGCGATCACCCATTGCAGCGGGATGGGTGCCCGCTGCCGCAGGCGATGGAGCCGTCGTCTGCCCCGGTGCGCCGCCCGCCGTGGGCTGATCATGTCCCGGCCTAAGGCGGTGCGCCGCTGCCTGGTCTGCCGCGCGTACAAGTACGTGATCCGCTCCACGCCGCACTTTATCGTGCTCCGCTGCGGCCACGCGCTCAACCTCTACGCAGGAGAACCCCGCTATGCCCGCCCCGCCCGACTTCACGCACGACAATCTCCACCCACCCGCGCGCCGCGTCCCCGTGCTCGCTTCCGCGCGTAAACGGGCGCAGCTGCCCCCGCCACGGGTGACGGGCCAGGATTCACAGCCCGTGTCCACCGTGATCTGGATGGACCCGGCCGACCTGCACGCCAACGACTACAACCCCAACCACGTCGCGCCGATGGAGCTGGTGTTGCTGGCGATCTCGATCCTCGAGGACGGCTGGACCCAGCCGATTGTGGCGCGGCTGGACGGCGAGATCGTGGACGGGTTTCACCGCTGGTCGGTGGGCCAGTGGCCGGAGCTGCTCGCCATGACGGGCGGCAAGGTGCCGGTCGTGCACCTGGTCGCCGCCGATGCCGCCCACCAGCGGATGAGCACCATCCGCCACAACCGCGCTCGCGGCACCCATGCGGTCGTGCCGATGGCCGATATTGTGGCCTCACTGGTCGAGCTCGGCGTTGCACGTGAAACCATCGCCACCCGGCTGCAGATGGACGACGAGGAAGTGGACCGGCTGCTGGATCGGGGGCAAATGACGAAGCGCGGTGTCCGGGCTGATGGATCGTTTGGTAATGGTTGGATACCGGGTTGAGCCAGCGCAGGGTGGGGCCGGTGTGGTGGGTGCGGGCGATGGCGGCGGCGGCCTGCGCCGCCGTGCTCGACGCGGACGCGCTCCTCACCGGCTCTCTCCCCGAAATCTGGCGCTGGCCCAAGGCTGAACAGGCACAGAAAGAGGCACCCCGCAATGGCTGATCTTGCCCCGCGCGATCCGCTCGATGAAGCCCTGATCGCCCACCGCGCCCCCGCCCCGCTCGCGGACCTGTCCTTCCACCGCTGGGCGCTCAACGGCGGTGCCCGCCACGCCGAGGACGAGGCCGGACGCCACGTGCAGGTGCTGCTGGTGCCGATGGGACCGCGCCCGACGCCGCTGGCGCACTCGGTCGCCACCGGGGCCGGTCTGGTCTCCAACGGCCAGCTCGGCGTGGACGTGATCCGGCTGGGGGCCGGCCAGGGGTTCATGCCCCACACCCACCCCGGCGATCACATCCTGATCGTGGTGGCAGGCATCGGCACGATCACCATCGGCGGCAAGGTGTACCGCAGCACGGCAGGCACCGCCTACATGGTCGATGGCGCGGTCCCGCACGCGGTCGGGGCGATCACCGATCACGTGATCCTGGCGGTCGGTGCCCCCCACAAAGCCGTCGATGACCCGGAGCGCATGACCCCGGTGGAGTACACGGCGGTGGCGGCCGAGTACGGCGATCTGTGCTGCACCATCTGCCCGATGAACGGCGACCGTGCCCGCTTCGCCCTCTACCCGATGATGCTGCACGACATGGACTGCCCGCACTGCCCCTGCCCGCTGTGCATGTCCACCGGCGACCCCGCCGAGGATGAGCAGCTGCGCCGCAAACTGCGCGGCGACCGCTTCGCCGCCGGGATCGGCGCGCGCTAACACCAAGTTCCGGTTGTGGCCCCTCAGCTGAGGGCGGAACAGGAGAACGCTCATGCCCACCCGTCCCGATCCGCTCAAGACCGAGTTTGACCTGTCGCCGCGCGCCGTGGCGGTCAAGACGGCGCGGTCGATCACCGACGTGGAGATCGTGCGCTACCGCATCGCCGGGTGGACCTGGGATCAGATCGCGGACAAGACCCAGCTGGCGGTGGCGACCGTCAAGCACCGGTGCAAGCGTGCGCTCGAGGAGCACGGCTCGGTCGATGTGGAGATGCTGCGCAACGAGCAGGACGCGCTGCTGCGCGAGATGCGGCAGACCTACTATGCCGACTTCGTGAATCCGCAGCCCGAAACCGGGTTCGCGGACACACTTGCCACCTTGCCCGAATCGGAGCGCACCGCCGTCAAGGTGGCGGAAGCGCTCGTGATCTTTGCCCGGGAGAAGGCCGCGATCCGCGACCGCGCCGCCGACAAGCTGCTGGCGGTCGAGGACAAGCGCGCCAAGTTGTGGGGCACCTACGCGCCCGCCCGTCATGAGATGTACGTGTGGGCCGAGGCGGAACGGCTGGCGAAGGCGCTGGGGCTCGATCCCAATGCCATCGTCGCCGAAGCGGAGCGGGTCGTGCTCGAAGGCCGGCTCCGTACCGATTAGCACAGCAGCAGCACGTCGAGCGCAGCACAGGGAGGCGCCTGATCATGCCAGATCACGACCACGGCACCGTGCGGGTGTACGAGTGCAGCACGGAACTGCTCGCCGATCTCTTCATGCCGCAGGAGCGATCCGGCCGCACGTTTCTGATTCTCGGCTGGGCAGCGGTCACGCGGGCGGACTTTGACCGCATCGATCAGGAGCTCGGCGACGCGATCACCAAGCTGTCGCGGGTGCGGGAGCAATTCGCGGACGCCGCCGACTCGTTTGTGGAAGGCCCCCTTCTTCCGCCCCCGACCCCAGCCACCCCCGCGTAGCGAGTAGTTCTGACGCATCGGAGGCATCAGACCATGGCGAAAAACGTGAAGACTGTCACCCGGCACAAGCCGCTCCCCGGCCAGCACGGCCCGCCGCGCGGCCTGGGTCTGGCCACCGTGGGCGCGCACCGTCGCCGGTTGCGCGCCGCCCGCATTCTGCTGCGGGGCCGCCCGCGCATCGCCGACGAGCTGATCGCTGGCCCCCACCGAGGCCCCGGCCCCGTCTCCCGCCCCGCATCCGTGACCGCGATGTTCTTGGCCGATCGCGCTGAGCAGCGCCACCCACAGGTGTTCGCACTGTCCATGCGCGACAACGGCGGGCGGGCACGGCAGATGCGCGGGGCGTGGGCGCGGCGGCCTGCCGACCGCAAACGCACGCCGCCCTCCCCCGGCAGCGCCGGCGTTCCGTTCTCGCGCGGACACACCGGCTCACCCTTCCGCGGCATCGGCATCCTGCCCGGCCTCACGGTCGTGAAGTACCAGTGCGGGTGCACCTTCGATGCCCAGCGCATCGTCCGCCGGAACCCCACCGCCTTTGGCGGTTTGACGGCCCCGCCGCCCGCCCCGCTGCATTGCGTGGTGCATTCCCGCGCCCAGCGCACCGCCACCACCCAGCGGATCGTGGACGGTCCCGGCCCGCGCAAGGGCAAGCACGGCACGCACCGGGACCGGGGCAGACGGTGGGTCGTCGCGCAGCGCCCGGTGATGGAGGGCGGCATCCGCGAAGCGTTGTGGGTGGGCGGCGGCTGGACGGCAGTGGACCGCACCACCCGTGCTCGTGCCCGTGCCGGCGGCAGTAAGCGGCGGTTCATCAGCAAGGCCAGCTAGGAAAGGCGGCGGGCGTGCGCTCCACCAAGGTTGCCGCGCAAGACGTGTGGAACGCGCTACCCGCCGCGGTCCTGCGGCTCGTCCATGCCCAGCAGCTGGCGGCGATTGACGACTCGCACGTGATCCGCGCCCATCAGCGCCAGATCGAGGTCGAGCCGGTCGCCTGGGTGCAAGAGCTGTTCCCCCGCTACGTCACCCACCGCCGCACCGGGGAGTTCGTGCCCTTCGGCGAGCATCACGAGCAGGCGTGGTCCTGGCTGTGGGCGCTGCGTCCCGGCGTGCGTCCCCGCTCGTTCGTGGGCATGTTTGCGCGCGGTGGCGCGAAATCCACCACTGCCGAGCTCGGCTGTGCCGCCGTCGCCGCCCGCCGCACCCGCCGCTATGGACTGTACGTGTCCCGCACCCAGCGCCAGGCCAACGACCACGTGCAGAACGTGGGCATGATGCTCACGTCCGAGCGGTTCGCCCGCGTCTACCCGGAAGTGGCAGACGCGCGCCGGGGGGAGTACGGCGGGCGGCTGGGCTGGTCGCGGCAGCGGATCATGACCGCCTCCGGGTTCACGCTCGATGCGATTGGGCTGGACACGGCCGCGCGCGGAGCCAAGATCGATGAGGCCCGCCCCGACTTCCTCATCCTGGACGATATCGACAAGCCGGAGGACTCCCCGCTCACCATCGCCCGCACCATCGAGATCATCACCAAGGCGCTGATCCCGGCAGGCGCCCCTGATCTCGCCATCTTCGCCATCCAGAACAAGATCATGGAGGAGGGATTTTTCGGCCAGCTGGCGAACGGCACCGCCGACTACCTCTCCGACCGGATTCTGTGCGGGCCGATCCCGGCGATCCGGGACATGGAGTATGAACAGATCGAAGTGCTGGACGATGACCTGGGACCGGCCGCGCCACCGTCTGCTGTCCGCCGCCGGTTTGTGATCACGGGCGGGACCGCCACCTGGCCGGGGCAGACGGTGGAGGATTGCCAGGAGCTGCTCGATGACATCGGCCTGCGGGCGTTCCTGTCCGAGTGCCAGCACGAAACCGAGCCGCCTCCGGGGGGCATGTATGATCACATCCAGTTCGCCCGTCTGCCGTGGGACGCGGTGCCCTGGCGACGGATCATCCGCACCGTGGTGTGGACCGACCCGGCTGTCACCGATAAGCACGGCTCGGACGCGCACGGCATCATTGCCGATGCGATTGACCTGGACGGCATGATCTACCGGCTGTGGGCCTGGGAGCGCCAGAGCACTCCGTTTGAGACGATGTGCCTGGCGATTCTGATGGCGGTGCGGCTGGGGGCGGAGGCGGTCGGCATCGAGACCGATCAGGGGGGTGACACATGGAAGAGCGTGTTCCGAGAAGCGGCCCGCGAGCTGGTGCGGCGGGGCGATCTGCCGGTGGGGACGCGGCTGCCGATCTTCCGCGAAGCGAAGGCGGGATCGGGGTGGGGCGGCAAGGTGCACCGCGCCCAGCAGATGCTGACCGACTACGAGCAGGACAAGATCGTGCACGTGTTCGGCGGCAAGGCCGGCTCGACGCTGACGACGCTGGAGCGGGCGCTGCGCCGCTTCCCCAAGACCAAGCCGCTCGACCTGGCCGACGCCGCCTTCTGGGGCTGGTCGGATCTGCGCCGCCCGAAGGGGACCAAGGCCCCGACCGAGGACCCGGAGCTGACCCGCACGATCATGGGCAAGATGCGGGAGCGGGAGTGGTGAGTTCCGGTCTGCGCGCCGCGCTCGATCCGTTGGTCGTGCAGTCCAGCGCGCTCACCCGCCTGATCGCGTTGGGGAAAGCGAACGACCCGTTGGATGCGGACGAGATCCGGGAGCTGTACGCCGCGCTGCTGCCCGCCTTCATGCCGTCTCCGACACGGGTGGCGGCGGAGCGGTTGCGCCGGTCGATTATCGAAGAAAGCGTGTTTCTGGATGAAGCCACCGTGTTCGTGCCGCCACCACTGGACGATGACCGACCGGCCCCGCGAACCTCAGTCACGTGGACCTGGCGCTTCGATGATTTCGGCCCCGCCATCGACCACGTGAGCAGCCAGTATCAGCGGTTCGCGGATGCCGCCGCCCATCCCGTGCGGGTGCGGGAGGACGACGGCGCGGAGTACATCGATGTAGAGGCGCGCGTGCTCGATGCGATCCCGCGCCTGGAAGGACCAAACGCCGATGCCGCTCTCATGGGACGGACAACCCCTGGACCCGACGCCGAGTGAGCTGTTCCGGATCGTGCCGACCAGCAGTATTGCGGCGAGCTCGATGATGCTGACCGCACCATGCGCAGACCCGAACTGCGCGTCGCCCCAGCACATCGTCCAGAACGGGCAGGGCTACCACGGGATCACGGTCAAGCTGACCGCCGACCGCGAGCACCACACATAACGCAGATTCACCGGACTGCATCGGAGGCGCAGCCGCACCCCCAAGGAGCACCCCGCCATGTCGCTCAATGTCACCCCGCAGGCCGCCGCTCCGCGTGTGCGCACGGGCCGCGCCTGGGCGGCAGCCGCTGAATATGCCGATGCGGTGCGCGCCGCCGAACAGCACCTGGCCGCTGGCGCCACCGCCGGCGCAGGCAGTGGCCGTACCAGTACGGGCAGCGGCCAGCGGGCCACCGCCGCCACCATCGGCGCACCCCCCGGCTCCCTCACCCCGGACGGTGCCCCCCGGCTCCGCCAGGTGCCGCCCACCACCTGGTTCCGCGACCGGGGCGCAACCGGCACCACCTACTACTCCGGGTTCCTGGCCGGCGAGGAGTACCTGGCCGAGCTGCAAGGGCTGCAGGGCATCCAAACCTACACCAAGATGTTCAAGTCGGACGGCACCGCCCGCGCCGTCGAGAAAGCTCTGATCCTGCCGCTGCTGGCCGCCCAATGGCGGGCGCTGCCCGCGTCCGATAAGCCGCGCGATGTCGAGATCGCGAAGTTTGTCGAATACAACTTCTACAACATGCTGCATACCTGGTCGGTGACGTTGCGCCATATCCTCTTCATGCTGCGCTACGGCCATTCGGTCATGGAAAAGGTGTGGGAGGAACGGGGCGGCCAGTACTGCTACCGCAAATGGGGACCACGCCTGCCCCAGACCATCTATCGCTGGTACTTTGACGAGGAAGGCGAGCCGGTCGGCATCCAGCAACGGGTGTGGCGGCCCGAAAAGAGCGGGTTCGGCGTGATCGCCGTGGGCAAATACGACTACATCGACATTGAGCGGGAACGGCTGATCTTGTTCGCCCACGACCGGGAAGGCAGCAACTACCTGGGCGAAAGCATTGGCCGCCCGATGTACAAACACTGGTGGTTGAAGAACAACACCGAGCGGATCATGTCGATTGGCGTCGAACGGCGCGAAGTCGGCATCGAATACGCCCACATGAAAGAAGAGGCGTCGGATGAGGACGCCCAAAACGTGCAAGACAGCCTCATGCGGCTGCACGCCCACGAAAAGGGGTTTCTGATCCTGCCGTGGACCGTGGAAGAGGCGGGCATCTTCGGCCAGGGCGGCACGTCTACCCGCCAATCGTCCTCGATGCTGTTCTTGGAGTTCCAGAAGCGGGAGATGGCCGTTTCGGCGCTGGCCGAGTTCCTGGCGATGGGCCAGGGCGCATCCGGCGGGCTTTCCCAGCATCGGGACAAGACGTCGTTCTTTCTGATGGGGTTGCGCTATATCGCGGACAACATCTGCGACACGATCAACAAAGAGGCGATCCGGCCGCTGGTCGATTACAACTACCCCGGCGTGACCGAGTACCCGCGCTGGACGTGCTCGCGCTTGGAGACGCGCGAGCTCAACACCTTCGTGGATGCGGTGGTCAAGCTGATGGCGGCGGGCGCACTCACCAACCGGCGCATCATCCAGGAGGCGGCCCGCGCCGAGCTCAACCTGCCGGAAATGACGGCCGAAGAGGTCGATCAGATCAACATGGAGGAAGAGCAGGAGCGGCAGGCGGCGGCCGAGGAACGCAAGCTGCGCATCGCCGGCATGCAGGTGGGCAACGAGGCGAGCGCGGCCGAGGTCGAAGCCTACCGCAAGGGGCTGGGCGGCATCTCCCCGACCAAGCGGGGCAAGCCGCCCGCGTCCCGTCCCGCCTCCCAGAGCGGACCGTCTACCCCGACGAAGGCGGCCCGCAAGAGCACGAAGGAACAGGCAGCATGACCATGACGTACCAGACCCCGCGCCCCGCACCTGCCAGCCCGCCGCCCACCGCCGCCGTGCGCTGCCCGAATGTGGTGCATGACCGCGCTTCGCGGCGCACGTGTAACACCCGCTGCGGCGATGTGGAGTGCGGGGCCTATTACGCCTTTGTCTGCCCCCGGTGCAACCACCGGTTTGAGGGGTATGCACCGGGCGGTGACACAGCAGCGTAGACGGCGGGGCGGGTGCGTCCCGTAGCGTAAAGCTGTCCTGTTGATTGGCTTCTTACGAAGTCCGAGTTCTACCAACCTCGCGCACCACCTGGGATAAAGAGGCCCCGCGCACAAGCCGTAAGTGCGCGGGAGCTTCTTGCCCGTGGCCCTCTCCCCGCACGATCTCCAGCTACTGGGCCGCACCACAGCGGCCACCGGCACCGGGACGCAGATCCTCTCTGCGCCCGGTGCCTACGACACGCTGCTGTCCACCTTCCGCACCCAGCACGTGTCCGGGGTGGAAGTGCTGGCGGCGGGGACGTGGAACGGCGAGGTCTACACGGTCGAGGACCTCCACCAGCTGGCCGACACCTACAACAGCGGCAACCTCGGTATCGTCTCCCCGGTCAAGCTCGGCCACGACGAGGATCAGAAGCTCTTGCAAGAGCAGGGGTGGCCGGCAGCCGGCTACATCACCCGGTTGTGGGTCAACGGCGACAAGCTGCTGGCCGACTTCCGCAACGTGCCGCACCTGATCGCCGAGCTGATCAAGGTCAAGGGGTACCGCACGGTCTCCTCCGAGATCTACTTCAACGTGCTCAACCCGGCCACCGGGCGGCGGGTGCCGCGCCTGTTCAAAGCGGTGGCGCTGCTGGGCGGCGACATTCCCGCCGTCAACAGCTTGCGCGAGATCGCCGCGCTCTACACCCGCGCCGACGATGCCCCCACCACCGGGGAGAGCGTCGCGGCGGTGTGGCTGGCGGGCGGCGCGGGCCTTGGTGCCGCCACCACCCCCGCTGACTTTGCCACCTACACGGCGCACACCGCCGCCTATTACACGGCGGGCCAGCCGGGCACGCCTCCCGCTGCGGCTGGCACTCACCCGCCGGGTAAATCGGGCGATCCCGTCCCCTCCCCCTCCTCAGCGACGGGATCGCCCGATGCCGCACTTTCCGACGACTCCGATGCGGACAGCGCCGAGCTGACCACCGAGGAGCTGTCGTTCCTGGATCAGATGCGGTCACTGGTCGAAGCGATGGAAACCGCCGTGCGGGGACGCCCCGGCGTGCGGCGACTGCGCACCTTCCTGTCCGCATCGATGGAGCAACTGGCGGCGATCAAGCCGCCGCCCAAGCCCACGCCCACGTCCACGTCGCAGGAGAAAGGACACCCCGCCATGAACGAGCAGATGCTCGCGTTGCTCGGTTTGACCAAGGACGCGACCGAAGCCCAGATCACCGCCGCGGTGCAGGCACTGGCCGAGAAGGCCAAGACCGGCACCACGATCACGCCTGCCGCTGGCGCCGGCGACGGCAGCCACATCGCCGCACTCACCGCGCTGATCGAGAAGCAGAACCAGACGGTGGCTGCGCTCACGTCCCAGGTGCAGAGCCTGGCCGGGACCGTCCAGAGCACGCAGGAAGAGGCGAAGCTGTCCCGCGCCGAGGCCGCCGTCGCCCAGGCCGTCAAGGACGGCAAGGTCGTTCCGGCCACGCTCGAGTGGGCCAAGAAGTATGCGCTCGAGAACCCGGACGGGTTCAAGGCCTACGTCGAGAGCGTGCCCGCCTTCCCGCTCGGCCAGGAGAAGGGCAAGGACGGTGAGGCAGACGCCGGCGCGGGCGGCGCACCGGCCGTGACCGCGATGGAGAAGTCGATCGCGGCGCAGCTGGGGCTGTCCGAGGACAAGCTGGCGGCGAGCAAAGCCCGCAACGCCACGGTCCACACCGCCTAACCGCCACCGACCGCATCAGCATCGCGGCTGCACCCCGCCGCCCCCGCCACCGGTGGCGCGCGTGAGAAAGGAACCCCCGCAATGGCTGCTTTGACCGCCGATCGCAATCGGCAGCGGCGCGGCACCGTCAAGACGGCGTATATCCCGGTTGCCGCCACCACCAAGATCTACAAGGGCGCGCTCGTCCAGCTCGACGCCTCCGGCTATGCCTCGAACGCGGTCGCGGGCAACACCCGCAAGATCGTCGGCGTGGCCGCCGAGCAGGTGGATAACACCGGCGCAGCGGGCGCCAAGTCGATTCTGGTCGAGTTCGATGCCGAGTTCCTGTTCACCGCCTCGTCCATCGCCCAGGCCAACCTGGGTGGGGCGATGCTGGTGGTGGACAACGACACGGTTGATGAGACCTCGGCCGGCTCCGCCACCGTGGGCGCGCTCATGCAGTTCGTCTCGGCCACCCAGGGCTGGGTGTACGTCCCCGGCATGACCATCTAAGCCATCGAAGCGCCCGGAGTGGGCGAAAGCGCGGGGCCGGTGCCCGAACACCGCCCCGCCGCCCGTCCGCTGGTGGGAGACCCCGCGCTGGCCCGAACCGGCGCGGTCAGCCCCCCTCCCATCAGCGGATGGGCTCAGGCGAACACAGAAAGGACACCCCGCAATGGCTGTCGTGACCTCCGACTTCCTGGCCGCCGTTGTTACTACCTACCGGGCGCTGTGGGAAGACGAGTTCTTGGCCGGTCGTGCCCAGCAGATCCGCGGCAAGATCGCCACGGAAGTGCCCAGCACGACCCTGATTGAGACCTACAACTGGCTGGGCAACGTGCCCAAGATGCGGGAGTGGGTCTCGGACCGCCAGCTCTCCGGTCTGCTCTCCCACAACTACAGCATCACCAACAAGCACTACGAGGCCTCGATTGAGGTCGAGCGCGACACCTACGAGGACGACAAGCTCAACCTCGTGTCGCCGCGTATCCGCCAGCTAGGCGCAGAAGCCGCCCGCTTCGAGGACGAGCTGACGATCAACGCGATCATCAACGGCACGTCTTCACTGTGCTATGACGGCCAGTTCTTCTTTGACACCGACCACGCCGAGGGCAACTCCGGCACCCAGAGCAACCTGCTCACCGGCACCGGCACCACCCTGGCGCAGATCCGCACCGATTGGGAATCGGCACGGGCGGCGATGCAGAACTTCAAGGACGACGAAGGCCGTCCGATGAGCATCATGCCCACGCACATCCTGGCGCCGCCGGCGCTGGAAGGTCCGTTCCGGCAGCTGCTCAACTCCGAGTTCTTCAACGCCGGGGCGGTGGCCGCGCCCGTCTCGAACGTGTGGAAGGGCACGGCGGACCTGATCATCACGCCGTACCTGACCGACGCCGCCGACTGGTACGTGCTGGCGCTCAACCACCCGGTGAAGCCGCTCATGTTCCAGATGCGCAAGCATCCGGAGTTTGTGGCGCTCGACAGCCCCACCAGCGAGCAGAACTTCCTGCGCAAGCGCTTCATGTACGGCGTCGATGCGCGGTACAACGTCGGCTATTCGTTCTGGCAGCTGGCGATCAAGGTCAACAACGCATAACCACTGCACCCCCTGCGGGGTGGCAGGACGACAGGCGGGCGAGTCGCGCGGGGACGCCTCCGATCTCGCGCGGCTCGCCCGTTCCATCTGCACAACGGAGGCAGATCCGTGGCCGAGCTCAAGCGCAAGTTCTCCTACCTGTACGTGTGGGTACGCCCCCAGCATCCGACCGGCACCTACCGCCGCAGCGGGTACATCTTCCAGGCCAAGTCGTCGCTGGCGTTCCCGGAGGAGTTGCTTACCGACGCCATGCAGGATGACCCGTGGCTGGTGATCTCGCCGATGCCGCTGCGGGACGGCAAGCTCGACGTGATCCACTACCTGCCCGGCTACGGGCCGAACGGCCCCGATCCGGAGGCGCACGGCACCGATGGCCTGCCCGCGTCCGTGGCGGAAGCCGTGGCCGGGTCCACCGCCGCCGTGCCTGCTCAGAAGCCCGCCTACCCGCCGCCCGCCGACGAGAAGCTGGGCGACAAGCCGAGCAAGGCCACCAACGGCAGTGCGGCGGCACGGGAGAAGGCGGCTGCGAAGAAGGCCGCCGCCAAGAGCGACGGCAAGCGGGCGAGCCGGTCGGCGGCGTCCACCGCCAATCGTGGCCGGGCACTCTCCCGTGCGGTCGCCGAGGCCGACGCCACGGCGGAGACGGCCACCGCCGAACCCGCTGAGACCGAAGGCGGCGACGAGCAGTTCACCGACTCGGCGGTCGAGTAGGCCGGAAGGCCGGAGTCGGGCAGCAGGAGGCGGGCGGTGACGTACTGCGATATCGAGCACGTCCAGGCCAAGCGGGCCACCCGTGACGAGCTCACGGATGACACCGTGCCCACGTCCCAGCAGGTGAGTCTCTTCATCGAGGAGATCGCCGGCGAGATCGACACGGTGTTGCTCACGCGCGGCGTGCAGGTGCCCGTCACCGCCCCCGCCGCCTTCCTGCTGTTTCTGCAGAACACGAACGCGCTGGGCGCGGCGGCCCAGGCGGAAATGGCCGCGTTCACCGAGTTCGAGGGGCAGCAGGCGTCCACCTACGGGGCGCGGTTGGAAGCGATGTACCAGAAGCGGCTGGCGCGGCTGGCGGACGGCTCGGCGATCCCGTCCGGGGCGGCAGGCGGGGCGGCGTCGCGGGTGCGGGCCAGGAGCTACGGCACCGAGTACCCGGAGGATGACCGCGACGACGCGCCGGACACGGCCAGTTTCTTCTCCCGGGGGCGGCAGTTTTGAGAATCACGTTTTCGATGAAGCGGATTCGCGATCAGCTGACCCCGGAGATGCGGCGGCTGGAACGGCGGTTGGTCAGCTTCACCCCCTTGTGGCCGCTGGTGCACAGCGAGTGGGAAGCGATGCAGTACGCCCATTTCGACAGCATGGGCCGGGGGGCGTGGCTCCCGCAATCCGACGCCACGGCGGAGCGGCGGCCAGGTGGGAAGCTACTCAACGTCACCGGGAAGCTGCGCGCCTCCACCGCCAAGGGGCGGGGGCACGTGCGCATCGCCACGCCGCAAAGCCTGACGGTCGGTACCCGCCTGCCCTATGCCCGCTTTCACCAGCACGGGACCGGGCGGATGCCCGCCCGCCAGGTGATCGCGCCGTCGCCGCAGTTTCTGCACCGGGTGGCGGGGATGATGCTGTACTACGTCGCCGGTGGCATGACCAGCCGCAACCCGAACACGGGCCGGTTCCGCACCAACGTCTGGGGCACGTAAGACCGAGGCCAAGAGGGACGCGATGACCTGGGAATTCAGCGAGGGTGCGGTGCGGGCGGTGGCCGCCTATCTGGCGGCGGTCCTGCCCGCGCGCCTGGACCTGATCGATACGCAGTACGCCGGTGATGCGGTGCCGATCACGCTGGACGACTTCACCATCGAAGAGGGCGAGCTCGTGGAAGTGCAGGCGCACAAGTACCCGCTGATCGAGCTGACGGTGGCGCGGACCGTGGCGAACGCGGCGGACGGCACCTATCTCAAGGCCACCCAGGACGTGCTGATCCGCGGCAGCATCTCCGACGCCAAGCCGGTGTATCTGCGGCGGCGGGTGTACCGGTCGGCCCGCGCGATTGTCGAGTGCTTCTCGCAGGGACGCGCCGGCCAGCACGCGCTGATCGGCGGGGCCAGCTGGTCGGCCAGTTACGGCACGCCGCTGGTCGATTACTCCGAGGCGTTCCGCCAGCGGGGCGTGCCCCAGCCCATCGCCGCCTTCACCGTGCGGATCACGATGACCCGCACGGAGCTGTAGTCGTTCGGACGAACCGAGTCGAGCCAAAGGAGACGGACCATGCCCACCCCGAAGTTTCCGATCACCGCCCTGCGGTTTCTGGGCGGCGGCATGATCCCGGACGTGCCCGCCCGCTCCCTGTCGCGGGAGGACGTGGCCGCGATCATCACCCGCTACCCCTACCTGTACGAATCGCCGCTGTATGAGCCGTGCACCGACAAGGAGTTCGAGCAGTACGCGGCCGAGGAAGCGGCGGCAGCGGCGGCGGTGTACGAGCAGGAAGCGGCCGAGCTTGAGGAGCGGGCCGCGTCGATGCGGACCGTGCTGATTGGCGATGACGATCCCGCCGCCGCCACGCTGCTGATCAAGCGCGCTCAGGAGGCGCTCAAGGCCCGATTGGGGCGTGGGGGGTCCATCGATACCCCCGACACCACCGAGGCCCCTTCTCGGCCCGCTGAGCGCGTCTCAGCGGCATCCGACGCATCGGACGCGGACGCACCGGCATCGTAAAACCGGCACCCGCCCGGACCGCACCCGGCGCACCCGCATCGGAGGGCGAGAGCGCGCGAGGGAGTCGTAAAGGAGTCACCCCGCTATGGCTGTCACCCAGAAGCTCCTGCGCCGGTTGCAGATCGGGCAGGAAACCACCAAGGGCACCGAGGTCAACGCCACCAAGGTGTTGATCGTCAACGATATCGCCTTCGACCTGGCGCCCACGATCTACCACCCCAGCCAGGACCTGGGCATCCTCGCCGACCGCGACATGGGCGTGGAGACCGCCCGCCATGTCAACTGGTCGGCCAACGGCGATCTGTCGTTCGAGGAGGCCATCTACTGGTTCAACATGGCCCTCAAGAAGGTCACGTTGCCGACCGGGGCGATGGCCGATAAGACCTGGACCTTTACCCCTGCCGCCGCCGGCTCCGACGACTTCATGACCTACACCATGGAGACGCGGCACAGTGACGGCACCAACAACATCGACCGCACCATGACCTATGGCATGTGCACGTCGTTGGAGTTGTCGGCGTCGCTCGATCAGCAGGTGACGCTCAAGGCGGAGGGCTTCGTCAAGAACGAGGCGAGCACGGCGATCACGGCCGCGCTCACCATCCCCACCACCTTCACCATTCTCGCGTCCCAGGACTTCAAGCTCTACTCGGACCCCAACTGGGCCGGGCTGGGCACCACCCAGATCACCGGCCAGGTGTACGGGTTCACCTGGAAGCTGATGACGGGCTTGGCCCCCGCGTTCTATCTCGATGGGGCCAAGACTATGACCCGCCACCGCCGCGTGCGGCGTGCGGTCGAGCTCACCCTGCAGCTCGACCAGGAAGCCTCAAGCGGCCTGGCCGAAACGATGCGGTCGCGCCTGACCTCGCGCGCCTCGTCGTTCATCCAGCTGGAGGCCTTGGGCGCGGTGTTGGGCGCGGGCAACTACAAGATCGAGCTGGACGGGCATTACGCCGTCGATTCGGTGGGGCCGCCCACCGACCACGAAGGCGAGGATGCCGTGACCGTGCGGCTCCGGTCCAAGTACGACCCCACCGGCGCGCAGGACGTGCGCGCCGTGGTGGTCAACGCCTCGGCCACCCTGGTCTAACGATCAGGATCTGCGCCACCCGTGGCGGCGTGTGATGGCCGCGCCGCCACGGGAACCCCCCACCCATCGCATCGGAGGTAGCGCACCCCATGTCTGAGCGTGACTTTCTCGACTATGACGATCTGTACAAGTCCAAGGTGAAGTTGCCGCCCATCAAGTGGGGCGACCGCGAGTTCGACGTGTGGTACCGCCCTGGCGTGATCACCGGTGAGTTCGAGGACGTGCTCACCGCCATGCGCCAGCTGCCGGGCGGCCCCACCCGCTCCATGCACTTCCTGTTCGAGCAATGTCTGGTCGAATGGACCCTCACCGGCGATCTCGCCGGCGACCCCGAGATTACCGCCGTCGTGCCGGACGAGCAGGACGGGCGCGTGCTCTCCGACGAGGAGAAATTCAAGCTGCTGGAAGCGCGCGGGCGGCGGGCGGTGGAGATGGCAACGCCGCGCCCGATGGTGCTGGGCGAGCCGCACCAGGTGTTGCCGATTGAGCGGCGCACATTCATCCGGCTGCCGATCAAGCTGCAGCGGGCGATCTACAACGCGATCTACGGAGATGTGGTCGTGGGGGAAGTGTAGTCCGCGACGCCGTGCGCTGGATGCTGACGGGCGGCGCGGAGGGTTCCCCGCCGCCCCGCTTCTACTCCGTGATCAAGGCAGCGCGGGCGCTCAACACCCAGCCGTGGGAGCTGCGCAAGCAGCACCTGATCTGGGAGACCTGGGCCAACACCACCGACAGCATCGACGCGGAGTACGAGCATGAAGCCAGCGCCAACCGCGCACTTGCCAAGGCCGGACGCAACCGGGCACGGGCGCTGCGCAATCAGGGTGGCGGCGCGTATGGCCCCGGTGCGGCCCGACTGTTGGGGCGGCGGCGCGGCTTCCGCACTAGCAGCAGCGGCAGCGGCGGCGGTTCGCGGACAGGTCCAAGCAACACCAGTGCAGGCGTGGCATATGCCCGGCCCGCGCTGGGCGGCGATCCGGTGCCGATCACGAAAGGGCCCTTGATCATGCCCCGTGGCGGCCTGGTGCTGGATGCCGCCGCGATCATGGCCCGGTACGGCGTGGCGGAGCACGTGTTCCCCGAGCCCGAGCCAGAACCGGAGTCAGCGTCAGGAGCGGAAGCACCTTAGCGGTACGCACGGTCCCTGTCCGGGACGCATCGGAGGCAGAACGGACACCCCGCCGTGAGTTTTGACGAGGCCGTGCTGTATCGCATTGGAGTCGATACCGCCGCTGCACGCCGTGAAGTTGACGAGCTGGTCAAGAAGCTCGATGGGTTGGACGGGCACGTCGGCAAGTTCGGCCGCTCGTCCAGCAGCTCCTTTGGCGGGGCCAGCAAGGCGGCATCCGGCTTCGCCGGCACGCTCATGTCGGTCGGGCGCGGGGTGGGCATCGTCGCGGCGGGCGTACTGGTGGCCGAAGCCGCGATGAAGGGGTTTGAGATCGCCACCACCGCCGCCGGCTCGGCGCTGCGGGCAGTGATCCAAACCGGCATCTCCTTCAACTCGATGATGCAGAACGCCGAGATCGGCTTTGCCGGGTATCTCGGCTCGGTGGAAAAGGCAAAAAGCGCCCTCGCCGATCTGCTTTCCTTCGCCCGTCAAACCCCGTTTGAAGTGCCGGGACTGATCCAGGCGTCCCGGCACCTGCTCGCCTTCAAGTTCGACGGCGCCCAGGTGCTGCCGATCATCAAGGCGATTGGCGACTCCCTCTCCCAGGCGGGCACCGCCACCAGCGAGACCATCGAGCACGTCACGCGCGCAATCGGCCAAATGGCCGCGCTCGGCAAGATCAACATGCGCGACATGATGCAGCTCGTGAACGCGGGTATTCCCGCATGGGATCTGCTGTCGAAGGCCACCGGCAAGACCACCGGCGAACTGCTCAAGATGAGCGAGCAGGGCATCCTGCCCGCGGCCCGCTATCTGCCGATGCTGATCGAGCAGATGGAGAAGGACGCCCCGGACGCGATGCGCAAGATGATGGGCACGTGGACGCAGGCCACGTCCAACATCAAAGACGTCACCTCCCAGCTGGTCGGGTCCGCCTTCAAGCCGATGTTCGACGTGCTCAACGAGGGTGCGGTGCGCATCGACCGCGCCTTGCAGTCCAAGACGGCCGAACGCTGGGGCCGGGACATGCAACAGGTGTTCGGCAGCGTTGCCGCCGCCGCCCGCGCGCTCGGCAAGGGGGACGTGGCCGGGTTCGAGCTGGCCCTGCAGAACCTGGGCGGCACCAGCTCGCGGGTCGGCAAGGAGCTGCAGCTCGCGTTCGTGGGGGCGGCGCTCCATCTCGCCCCGTTCCTGTCCGAAATGATGGGGGCGATGGGGCGACTGGCCGGCGAAATGACCGGCTGGGGCATCCGCATGGCCTTCGCCCTGGCCGATGGGTTCATCAGCGGGGCCGCCATCGCCATCGTTGCCGCCATGGAAGCGGTCGGCGGTATGATCGCGGACTTCCTCAAGGGGTTCTCGCCGCCGAAAAAGGGTGTGCTGTCGGATATCGACAAGTGGGGGGTGTCGGTCATCAACGCCTGGCTCGATGGTGCGACCAAGGCGGACATGACCATCCTCGACACCTTCGGCACGATGCTCAAGGAGCGGCTGGAAACCATGCTCGTGCTCGACGGGCTCGGGTCCAGCCAGGAAGGCAAAGTCGATCTGATCTCACGGCTGATCGGCGGCCAGGCCGCGATCACCGACGCCATCACCCAATTCCGCGAGTTCGGGGCGGTGGCGGAAGAGACCCTCACCACCCTGCGTGATCTGTTCGGCGAGGACGCCGACCGGGCCCTGTCGCTGCTGGACATCATGCTGCGCATGGACGAGCCGGTGCGCAAGCTGGCCGAGGTCAACAGCAAGATCGATGAGCAGGAGCGCAAACTCGACGGACTCACCCGCGCCCACGAAAAGGCCCAGGCCGAGATCGAACGCACGATCGAGGCGGAGACGCGCCGGTTCGACAAGGAGATCACCCGCGCCGACCGCGCCATTGCCGCGCAGGAACGCAAGCTTGAGCTGATCCGGGCCGAGTACCAGCCGCAACTGGACCTGCTCGACGCCAACACCGCCCAACTGCAGCTCACCGCCGATCAGGAGGCCTTGGAGAAGGCGCGGGTGGCGCACGTCGAACGCCGCGCCGCCATCGAAAAGGATCTCGCCTCCATCGACCGTGACATTGCTCAGGAGCGCAAGAAGGGCAAGGACGCCGACCCGGAGCGGCTGCGCGATCTGATGGACCGGCGGGCGGACATTACCGCCCGGCTGGAGAAGGAGGGGGTGCAGACCGCTGCCGACCGGCTGCGCATCGCCCAGCTCGAGCGCACGGTGTTGCAGGACACGATCACGATCCGCGAGGCCGGGGCCAACACCGAAATCCGCAAGCAAGAGCAGATCCGCAAAGAGACGCAGCGTCAGAAAGACGAGGCGTTGGCCCCACTGGAAGACAAGCTCAAGGACATCAACGCCGAGCACGAGCTGCGGGTGCAGGCGATTGAAGACGAGATCGCCTCGCTGGACGAGGAAAAGATCAAGCTCGAAGAGCAGATCAAGCCGATGCAGGAGGCGGTGGCGCTCGCCCAAGACCGGCTCAAGCACCAGCGCGATATCACCAAGCAACTCGCCGAGCAGCAGACGTTGCTCGACCAGATCGCCAACCGCAAGGACGGCGGCGGCGGCGGCGCGGACGGCTTCGGCGGTGCCGGTGGCATCAAGGTGGACGTGCCGGTGAAGCTGCCCAAGCCGCACGGTCCGCAGTCCTTCCAGGACCTGGAAGCCCAGATCGAGGCCGAGCAGCTCCGCCAGGATCAGATCGACGCCAAGATCAAGCTCCAGGCGGAAAAACTGAAGAAGATTCTCGAAACGGAGTTCCGGCAGGGCATCCGTGAGGGGTTCCGGGGCGCGTTTTCCTTCGGGTTCAAGGACGCGATCAAGGACCACGAGCAGGAACTTGAGGAGATCTTCAAGAGTGGACCGGCCGGGCCGCTCAACTTCATCGGCCGCAAGCTAGGCGAGGCGCTCCGCAAGGAGATCCAGCAGACCGACTGGTACCAGGCGGGCGCGGATATTGTCGATGGCATCTGGAAGGGCATCACCGACACCTGGGACCGCTTCAAACACTGGATCGTCAATGACGCCTGGGACGATCTGATCCATGCCATCAAAGTGATTCTGCTAATCGACTCCCCCTCCAAGCGGTT